CTTAATATTGGAATGGTTTGACAAACTTTTTAGGCGTGCACCGAAGACGAGGAAACCCGCTCCGACTCTGGACGGAATGATTCCTATTTATAGTCAGTTTGGGACAGATATATACGCTTCTGATGTCGTACAACAGGCGTTAAAGTGTATAGTCGATGAGATGAAGAAACTCAATCCGACACATATTAGGTATATCGGGAACGATCCGACTCCGATTAACAGCAGTATCCAGAAAGTTCTCGAAGAGCCGAATCCCTTAATGACTACATCGGAGTTTCTTGAGAAAACGGTTTGGCTCCTATTGATGAACTATAACGTTTTTATAGTCCCGACTTACTATACATGGGTTGATGATAAGACCGGAGCGGAACGAAGATATTACGAAGCTCTTTATCCGCTGAATCCGACGCAGGTCGATTTTATTGAGGACGCGAGCGGGCGGCTCTTTGTGAAGTTTTGGTTCTGGGATGGATCGGAAACGACTATTCCTTACGATGATGTTATTCATATAAGATATAACTATTCGATTAATCAGTATATGGGCGGGAACCGGATGGGTCAGCCTGACCACGGTCCTCTGTTGGAGACCTTGAGGGTCAACGATGATTTGCTTAAGGGGATCGCGAAAGCTATGCGAGCCTCGTATGCAATTAACGGAATAGTTAAATACGCGACTCTCATAGATGACGGAAGTACGGAAAAGGCTCTGCAGGAGCTGGAGAAAAAACTGAAGAACAACGAGAGCGGGTTCCTTCCGCTTGATTTGAAAGCTGAGTTTACTCCGTTTGAGCACAAGTCTGCAGTCGTAGATCCTTCGACGCTCAGGTTTATCGATGAAAAGATTTTGCGCAACTGGGGCGTTCCTCTGGATATCCTGACCGGAGACTTTACAAAAGAGCAGTACGAGGCTTTTTATCAAAAAACACTCGAGCCGCTTGCTCTTGCAATCTCACAGGCTTTTACAAAGAAATTGTTTACAGAAAGAGAAAAGTCATTCGGGAATCGAATAGAGCTATATCCAAAAGACTTAATCTTTATGACGGTCAGTCAGACGCTCGAGATGATAAATATTCTCTCACCGACCGGAGGTCTATTTGAGAATGAAAAGCGGACTGCTTTGGGGCTGAGACCGCTGCCGGAGCTGGAGGGAAAGCGTTATATGAGTCTGAACTGGATCGATGCGAATAATGCGGAACAGTATCAGGTCGGAAACGTGAACGTTGATATAGTTGACGAGGAAAAACAGGGGGTCTAACTATGAAGAAAGATTTCGAGAGCAGGTCATATAAATTCGACGTTAGGGCAGAGAAAAGAGAAAACGGAGTGAGTCGGCTCTCCGGTCAGCCCATAGTCTATAATTCGCCTACGGATATTGGCGGATGGTTTCGGGAGGTTATTGATGACGGAGCACTTGACGGCGCGAACCTGAAAGATGTTCCACTACTGGTGAATCACAATGATTCAATGATTCCGGTTGCTCGGAGCAGGAATAACACTCCGAACAGTACAATGCGGCTGATGGTCGTTCCGACTGGTCTGGAGATGGAGGCGGATATCGATACCGAGAGGAATATGACGGCACGAGAGCTTGATTCGGCAGTCGAGCGCGGAGACCTTGACGGAATGAGTTTCCGGTTTTCGGTTGACTCGGAACGTTGGGACGATATTGAGTCCGATTATCCTACGAGGCACATATTGAAGTTTGGCACGATCGCGGAAGTCTCTGCGGTAACATGGCCCGCCTACGAAAGTACAAGCATATATGCTCGGAGTCGTGCGGCATTGGAGAATGCCCGCGCCACGCTGGAGAGCGCGAGAAGACAAAGGGCTGAGTCGCCGGACGGCGAGATAGAATTGCTAAAAGCAAAAACAAGAATACTGGGAGGTAAAAAAGAATGAGAAAGACTTTTCTCGAAAAGCGCAAGGCTCGCCTTGCTGAGAAGCGCGACGCGCTGACGAACAAGGCACTTGCGTCCGAGAATGCAGACGAAGTCCGTTCCATCAACGCGCAGATCGCGGAGATCAACGACGAGCTGGAAGATGTTAACGGCGAGCTGGAAGTCCTTGCGGAGGAAGAAAGAAACGCTAACCCGCAGAGCGTTCCCGCTAATGCTGAACTGAGGAACGGTCAGAAAGTCGGCTCCTATAAGGTTGAAGAGCGTCACGACGATCCGTATGCTTCTATGGAATATCGCAAGGCTTTTATGGCGTATGCGCAGACTGGCAAGGCTATTCCGGAAGAACTCAGAGACGGAGCTGCCGCAAATACTTCGACCCTCGGCGCGACGATCCCGACTACGATCCTGAATGAGTTTATAAATGAGATCAGGAAGAGATACGGCAATCTTTATGCCAAAGTCCGCAAGATGAATATTCCGGGCGCGGTCAAGGTTCCGATTGCAAAGCTTCAGGCTTCTTTCAAGTGGATTACTGAGGAAACCGTCTCTCCGCGTCAGGATGGCGGCACTATTAGCGATTATGTGGAGTTTTCTTATAACATGGCTGAGATCAGAGTTTCTCAGACTCTGCTTTCTTCCATCGTCTCGATTGACCTCTTCGAGCGTGAGATTGTTAACGTGATGATGATCGCCTATATGAAGGCTATGGACAGCGGCATCGTTAACGGCTCCGGTGTTGGTCAGATGCTCGGAATCCTGAACGATACTCGAGTAACTAATCAGGTCGGTCACGTGATCGAGTTCACCGCTGACGACATGGGCGACTGGCAGTATTGGAGAAAATCCTTCTTCGCAAAGCTGCCGCTCGGCTACCGTGACGGAGAATTTATTTTCCCGATTTCGACTGTCGATTCGTATCTTGAGACTATGGCGGACGATAACGGCAATCCTATTTTCCGTCAGGCGACCGGACTCGAGGTTAATGACGGCGACGCGAGAGATCCGAATGGTCGTTTCTTCGGTCGTGCGATTTCTCTGGTCGAGCCGGATATCCTTCCCGATTTCGATAGCGCGAACGCTAACGATATCGTCGGCATCTTCTGGCAGCCTCAGGAATACGCGATTAATACCAACATGCAGTTCGGTATGCGCAGATGGTTCGATGAGGATCGAAACGAGTGGGTCAATAAGATGCTGACCGTGGTCGACGGCAAGGTCCTGAATCCGTGCGGAATCTATCTGATTAAGAAAGTTTCTTCTCACGAATAAGGGGGGCTAACTATGGCGGCTAACCTCGTTGAACTTAAAAAGATTTACGCTGCTCTCGGCGGGACGGAAGACGTTTCCGGAGTCAGGCGGATCGCGGTAATGCTCGACAAGATTTCAGAGCTTGCGCCCGATGTCATTCTTCCGGAAGTCGGTACTGACGGTCAGGTTATGAAAGTCGTAGACGGAAAATGGGCTGCGGCTAACGCGTAAGGGGGTTAAATTATGGAGAACCTTGATGCCCTTAATATGGTAGTTACAGCCCTCGGCGGAACTGGTGACGGAAAGTCTAACGCTGACGCGATTGCAAAGATTGCGGGCAAGGTGCCGGACGCGACTCTTCCCTCTACTGCAGGAGCGAGTGAAGGGGATGTTCTGACGGTTGACGGCGGGAAGTGGAAAGCGAAAGCTCCGCAAGGCGGCGGAGGCGGCGGAGTATTCTCTTTGACCTTTACGAAGGAAAGCGATACGTATACCGCTGACAAGACGTTCGCGGAAATTCAGGCTGCAATCGAGGCAGGAGAAGTTATTAACGCGGTTGCGGTTGATAGCGGGTCGATAGTCGGAACGCCGCGCCTCGATTTCTGGGACTTTACAGAGGGGAGCGAACTGCTTGCGTTTAGCTTTATCTCGATTCTCACATCAAGCGGGACAATGCTTTATAACTACTTCGATATGGACGCGAGTGGTGCTGTCTCAGTGACGCAGAAGACCTACACTCTGACCGAAGCGAACTAAAAGGGGACTGAGTTATGATTCTCGACGATGTTAAAAATGCACTTGGAATAACCGGAACTTATCAGGACTCGACGATTCAGGTTTATATCTCTGAAGTCACCGAATTTCTGAAAGACGCAGGTGTTTCCGAAAGTCAAATAACGAGCGGGGTCATAGCTCGCGGAGTCTCCGACCTTTGGAACTATGGCGCGGGCGAGGGTAGACTTTCGGATTACTTTATCAAACGCGCCGCTCAGCTTGCATTAAAAAAATAGGAGGTTATGAAATGATAAACGCGGATAGAATCGTTCCGATTGCAAAATGTGACTATCTGTCTATGATCGGAAATATTCTTGCTATTGCAAACGTTTCCACGACTGCGGTCGCTGCCGATAATGTGGAGGGCGATTTCACTTTCTCCGGCTCCGGCTCCGCAGGAAACAAGCTTGCGAATCAGCCGCTTCGCTCCGGAGTGATCGGCGGCAGCGTTAGCTCGATTACGGTCTACTTTGTAGCATCGTATGATTACAAGGGCTTCTCGAAGACCGGAGCTTCTATTACCGAGTCCGGCACGGTCAAAAAGGACGGCATCACCCTGCACAAGGCTGTTCTGTCTTCTTCGACCGTCACTATTACTCAGCTGACTCCGACTGTTTAAGAGGTAGAACATGAGCAAGTGGAGACCGACCGCGCCGTTTACGGTGGCTATGGTTTTGCTAATACCGACATATAGCAACACAAACGGCGTGGAGGTCAAGACTTTTCCCGCTGTCAAGGATGGAATTGCTATAAATGGTAATTTCAAGACCTACGGCGGGACGGAGCGCGAGTCAAACGGACTTTATATCGTCGATGATACGGCAGAGGTCGAAACGTGGTACAGATCCGATATAACGGCAAAGTGCCGGATCGTCGTCCTGCAGACATCGGCGGTGTATGAAATCCTCGGAGCACCGGAAAATATCGAACTCCGGAATCAGTTTCTAAAATTCAAAGTGCGGAGAGTGACCGGAGGGGCATGAGGAATACGTTAAAGCTCGACATGAGCGGATTCGAGAGACTTCTATTGAAGCTGGACAGCGTTGGCGGAGATGTAAAGGCGGCGGTTAACGACGCGCTCACTCAGGCAGGACAAAAAATTGAGAAGGCGACAATCGAAGCTCTGAATAAATCGAACTTACCCGCTCAGGGCAAATATTCACATGGCGATACGCTCAGGAGCGTTATTCGGGACGCTTCGGTAGAGTGGGACGGGAATACCGTCGCGTGGATCCCTGTCGGCTTTGATTTTTCTGAACCGGGGGCAGGAGGATACTTAATTTCAGGAACGCCGAAGATGAGACCAGTTTACGAGCTGCAGAAGATTTACAAGTATAAGGAATTTATGAAAGAGATTTCTGACGGCATGGAAGAGACTATAAACAAGTATATTGATTCAGCGATGGAGGGGAGAAAGTGAGCGAAACACAGACCGTACTGGAGCGGTTTCTCGGAGCGTTAGCCGGATTCGCTTATCCTATCTACCTGCAGGGATCACTCGCGAAAGATCAGAGTTATCCGGAGAGCTTCTTTACGTTCTGGAATAATGATATTTCAGACGCGGCTCACTATGATAACTCGGCAGTCTCTTATGCTTGGAGCTTTGACTTGAATTTCTATTCTTCTAACCCTGCTCTCGTGAATACGGTTTTATTGGAGGCTAAAACAGCATTAAAACAAGCGGGGTTTATCGTCGGAGGCAAAGGGAACGATGTTCCGTCCGACGAGCCCACGCATACAGGCAGACAAATATCTGTCTATTACTTAGAGATAGGAGGAAATTAAATGCCGAGTTCTTCTCTTCAGGAGATTCTTGAATGGCGAGGCGTTGAGGGGCTGGTCGCGGCGGAAGTCCTCACGGACGACGATGTGAGCGGCTATACTACCGGAGATGTTTTCGCTATTGCCGGAGTAGCAGAGATTTCCCGCTCGACTGACAGCTCGAATGAGGCTCATTATTATGATAACATCCCTGCTGTTATAGTCAGCAGTACGAGCGCGGACGAGGTCACTATTACGACCTCGGCTATTCCGTTTGATGTATTTGCTGAGATTACCGGACAGCATTATGATTCTGATACTGGAGCTTTGATCGAGGGTCCGAGAGATGTTAAATATTTTGCTCTCGGTTATAAGACTCAGAAGACCAACGGCGACGAGGTCTACGTGTGGAGATATAAGGGGACTTTCAACATTCCGACGCAGACCAACAGCACGCAGAATGATTCGACCGACGCGAACGGTCAGGAGATTACTTATACTGGCATAGCGACGACTCACAAGTTCGTCAAGACTGGCAAGGGCGCGAAAGCTCTTAACGTTGATGTTGCGAAGAATCTTGCGAACGTGTCGAGCTTTTTCAGCACCGTGGTTACTCCTGACACTCTGGTTGCAAAGACGAGCTATAAGCTGACCATAACTCAGGCGGCTAATACTACCGTTACGGTCAAGCGTGGCGGCGTGGCTCTGGCGACCAACGCGGATATTTACGCAGGAGATGTTCTCACTATCACAGTTACCGGAGGTACCGTCGAGGTCAATTCCACGGCGTTTATCTCTGGTGACATGCATGTGGTAACCGGAGCGACTACGGTCGTTTCTACTGCATCTGCTTAATTGATGGCCTCGCGGGGACAGCTCGGGATGAGTTGAGGGCGGTCTTTCCACCTTTTTCACCGCCCTCTAACCCGCACAATTTTTTGAAAAGGGGATAAGAGAATGAAACTTAATGTTTATGATAAAAAGGAAATAGTCAAGACTTACGAGGCAGACAGTTATGACCTGATGTTCGGCGTGGTGGAAGATGTAGCGAACGCGGTCAATCTGGACGCTATTAATACCGGATCCGACGCGGAGATTATAAAGCTCGTCGGAAATATGGTATTCCATTCCCTCGGGACTGTTAAAAATCTGATGAAGGATATATTCGAGGGGATCACAGACGAAGAATTAAAGAACGTTAAGATAAAAGAGATGGCAAAGGTAATTGTCGAGGTCGTAAAATTTACGATTGCACAGATGTCGATAGGTGATTCAAAAAACGCGGTGACGGGGAGGTAAATCTCTCCGTCTATGAAGTTTTTTTCGACGCTCAGCTGGTAATATGCGAGACTTTTCCGAGTCTGAATCCGTTTTTGATAAGAGCTGAAAAGGCGCGGGAGGTCTTTCTGCTGTTCAGGCGGATCGATGATTACAACAGGCGCGAACGTAAGAGCATAAAGAACGGAAAGAAAGTTATTCGCCGTAAGGCGGGCGATGACTGGTTCTAAAGGGGAGTAATGAGTTGGCGGACGAATATACTGCAAAATTTAAAGTCGATGTATCAGACCTCAAAAAGGGAATAGCTGACGCGACAAAGGCAATTAAAGACGCTAACGCGGAGTTTAAGTCCTCTACGGCGGGGATGGAGAACTGGGCGCGGTCTGCTGACGGCATTAGTGCAAAGCTCAAGTCCTTAAAGACTGTTCTCGATAGTCAAAAGGCGATTCTCAATAATTATCAGTCTGAACTCAAAAAACAGCAGGACGCATACAGCGAAAACGGAAAGCGGATCGATTATTTCAAACAGAAGCTGCAGGAGCTTGCGTCTCAGGGTATAGACAAGACCTCGGAGGAATATCAGAAATACGAGACGGCGTTACGGTCTGCAAAGAAAGAGCAGGATAATAACGCAAAGGCTTGCGAGGACTTAAAGTCTAAAATACTGAGTCAGCAGGGCGCAGTCAATAAGACTGAGGCGGAGCTGAAAAAGTGGGAGAAAGCGCAGAAAGATGTCGAGGCTGAGAGTAAGAGCCTCACGAAGCAGACTGACAATCAGAGAAAACAGCTTTCCGAACTAAAATCAAAATACGTTGATGTTGTCGCTGCTGAGGGAAAGAACTCGAAGTCTGCAAAAGACCTTGCGGCTCAAATAAAGGCTCTTTCCGGCGATTTGGATAAGAATGAAAAAGAGCTGAAAGACGCGCAGGAGGCGGCGGATAAGCTTGACGGCAGCTATGAAAAGACAGAAAAGTCTGCTTCTAATCTCGGTCAAAAACTCGCGGGGATCCTCAAGACTGGTCTAATTGCTACCGGAACAGCTATTGCGTCAGCAGTCGCAGGACTGACGGCGGCGACTGTGAGCGCGGCTTCTTTTGCCGACGAGATGATAACCCTTTCTCAGGTGACAGGAGTCTCGACTGATAATCTACAAGCATACAGTTACGCGGCGGAGTTGATAGACGTTTCTCTCGATACTCTGACCGGAACAATGACTAAGAACATCAAGTCGATGGCGAGCGCGGCGGAGGGGTCGGAGGCGTTTGCAAGTGCTTACGCAAAACTGGGTGTTAGCGTCGTCGATGCCAACGGAGAATTAAGAGACAGCGAGGCGGTTTACTGGGAAGTTATTGACGCGCTCGGCAGCGTAGAGAATGAGACCGAGCGGGACGCTCTTGCTATGCAGGTATTCGGAAAGTCCGCGCAGGAACTGAATCCGCTGATTCTGCAGGGATCCGAAAGAATGAAAGAGCTTGCAGAAGAGGCGGAGAATGTCGGCGCGGTTATGTCCGGCGACACGCTGAATCAGTTAGGGGCTTTCGACGATTCCGTTCAGAGATTAAAGCAGGGCGCGAATGCGGCAAAGAACGCACTCGGTCAGGTTCTTCTCCCGCAGCTGCAGGAGCTTGCGGATACCGGGACAGGGCTATTGAGTCAATTTACTGCGGGACTTAATGAAGCGGGAAGTGACTGGAATAAGATCGGGAAAGTGGTCGGCGACGCAGTCGGCGGGATCGCTGACGCTCTGTTGAACGTTCTTCCGAATATAATGACGGTTGCGACTCAGATCGTCGCTTCTCTGGCTCAGGCTATAATCAAGAGCCTTCCGGAGCTTGCGGCGGCTCTGGAGACCGTGATTTCCGGATTGCTCGCGGTTCTTCCTACTCTGACAAAGTCTCTGCTCGGCTTTTTGCCGTCTCTGGTAAAGGTCGGAGTCGACTTAATTTTGACGATCCTCAAGGGTGCCGAGACCGTGATTCCGGAGCTGGTTTACCAGATCGTCGATATAATTCCGGAGATCGTTTCCGCGCTGATGAGTTCGGTTCCTGTCTTGCTCAAGGGTGCTATTGAGTTCTTGATGGCTATTGTCCAGGCGGTTCCGGTCTTGATTCAAAAATTGACAAAGGCTCTGCCTCAGATCGTGAAAAGTGTTCTCGACGGTCTGATAAAGTCGATTCCTACTCTTTTGCAGGGTGCTTTACAGCTGTTTAATGCGATTGTTCAGGCGATTCCGGTCTTTATTCCTCTTCTGACCGAGGCGGTTCCGGAGATCGTCGAGGCTGTTTCCGATGCTCTGATACAGGGGCTTCCTCTGATTATTGACGGCGGGGTACAGCTGCTCTTTGGCCTGATTCAGGCGATTCCGACGATTCAGAGCGAATTTATAAAGGCTCTTCCGAGTCTTTTTAATGCCGTGGTCAGGATAATAACGACCTATTATCCGGCACTGTTCAAGGCGGCAAAACAGGCTTTTATCGCGCTGGTGAATGTCCTTCCCGGGCTGATTACAGAGTTCTGGACGAAGCTCAAAGAGTTGTTCGGCCCGATTATCACATGGTTTAAAAAGAATGTCGTCGAGCCGATAAAAAAGCCGTTCGTCGATATGTGGAATACGATTTCCACAAAAGCGTCGGAAACTTGGAACAAGATCAAGGGCGTTTTCGCTCAGGTGACCGGATGGTTCCGCACTACTTTTAATCCGCTGATTCAGTTCATGAAAACGACTTGGAATATTATTTCCGAGTTGGCTTCTGGCTGTTGGCGGGCGATAAAAGCGGTCTGGCAGGTAGTGAGAAACTGGTTTCAGACGAATGTACTCGATCCTGTCAAAAACAAATTCTCGTCGATGTGGAGCGCGGTCAAGTCTGCAGCCTCTGATGCGTGGGCTGGAATCAAAAAGGCTTTCGATGGTGTCAAGACTTGGTTCGATAACAACATCGGGACTCCGATTAAAAATGTTTTCAGCGGGATTTGGGATAAGGTCAAGTCTGGAGCTTCGGCGGCTTGGGACGGAATCAAGCAAGTTTTCGAGCCTGTTACAAATTGGTTCAGCGATAAATTTGGCGCGGCGTGGCAAAAGGTTAAGGATATTTTCTCACCTATCGGATCGGGATTTCAGTCTATTACGGACGGAATCAGCTCGGCGTTCAAAACTATCGTTAATAAGTTGATAACCGGTATTAATAACGTGATAGCGGTACCGTTCCGTGCTATAAATAATATGCTCGATAAGATCAGGACGGTCAAGATCGCAGGGATTGCGCCTTTCGAAAATCTGATTTCTCGCTTTGATATACCGGAGATCCCGCACCTTGCTTCGGGCGGTGTTTTGAGGCGCGGTCAAGTCGGCTTGCTCGAGGGTTCAGGAGCTGAGGCGGTGGTACCTCTCGACCAAAACAAGGCGTGGATCGCCGCACTTGCGAATCAGATGTTGAAAGAGCTGCAGGGCGAGTCCGTGACGAATATCGCTAATAAGAGCGAGGCATTTAATTTCACTCAGGTTATCAATTCGCCGAAAGCACTTTCGAGGATCGAACTTTACAGACAGACAAGAAATCTGCTTGCTTATGCTCGGGGGGCGGTTTAAATTTATTCTGCAAAGATCGAGAATAAGGACGGTCAGGTTTTGCTCTTGACCGGAAACGAGGCGGTTTATCAGGTAGTCAGCATTACCGGACTGAATCCGCCGAAAGCAGTTATTAATCTGACCACTATCGCGGGGCTTGATGGAGCGACCTTCAACAGCTCGAAGCTGGAGACTCGTGATATCGTGTTAATGGTCAAAATTAACGGAGATATTGAGAGGAATCGGCAAAACCTTTACAATTTTTTCCGAACAAAAGAGTGGTGTAAATTCTACTACTCTAATGCGAACCGAGATGTTTATATCGAGGGCTACGTTGAAAGCGTAGAATGTGAGTTGTTTACAAAGAGTGAGATTGCTCAGATTTCAATACTTTGCCCGTATCCCTATTTTAAAGGGCTTTATGAAATTATTGACGATATCTCGACTTCGTTGGCGACTTTCGTTTTTCCGTTTTCTATCAATTATGAAGAGCCGATTCCATTCTCGACTCAGGAGAACTCCCGAACCGCAAACGTATATAATGATTCGGCAAGCTCGACGGGTCTGGTAATAGAGGCGGATTTTTATGACTCAGTCGAAAGTCTGCTTATAAAAAATACTATGACCGGAGATAATTTTATTTTGGTTTATAGTTTTCTCGAGAATGATCGAGTTTTTATCAATACGAATATTGGACAGAAATCTGTCAGGCTGATGCGGAACGGTGTCGAGTCGAATATCTTTGCGGCGATTCAAGCGGGGTCTGTATTTTTTCAGCTTGCTCCTGGGGATAATATCTTCGGTTATCTGGCAGACGACGGAGATAGTAACGCGAGCGTGCATATATTGTTTAAACACTACGATTGCTATCGAGGTGTATAATGGAGATTTACGTGCTTAACCCCGACTTGGAGAGGATCGGGCTGATCGATGCCTATAAGTCGTTAATATGGGCAAATAGGTATGATGAACTCGGAGACTGTGAACTATATGTCAAGGCTACGCAGGAGAACCTTGATTTATTGCAGATCGGGAATTATCTCATGCGTGAAGATGATGAAATGATTTGCAGGATCCGTAAGAGGGAATTAACGACTGATGTCGAGAGCGGCGATTATCTCATAGCGACAGGGGAAGATGCAAAGGGTTTAATCGACCAGCGAATTGTAAATAGTCTTTTTATCACTAAACGGACTGCATACTATTTTATTACTTCGATGGTCGCAAAGTTTTGTATTAACGCCGGAGCGGGAAAGTCTTTCGTCAAGTCGAACGGAGATCCGTTGCTTGCGATAGCTTCGAACTCCGACTCTTGGGATGGCTGCGATATAACGGCTTCTTGGGAGAATGTCGGAGAGAAAACGAGGGAAGTCTGCGACCAGTTTGGATACGGCTATAAGGTTTATTTTGATGAGGAAAATTCGATTCTAAAGTTCAAGGTCTATAAAGGGACGGATCGGACTGCGAACGTGGTCTTTTCAGATCAGTTTGAAAACTTGGCTTCATCGGATTATATTGACGATGCTTACGAGATGGGTAACGTTCTCAGGGTCTGCGGCGAGGGTCAGGGAACATCAAGGGTGACAATCGAGATGGGTAACGCGGCGGGGATTGACCGCTACGAGGTTTACGTCGATGCTCGAGATGTTTCGCGTACAATGACCGGAGCGGAACTTAAAGAGAATTATTCCGGCGAGGTCGCGCAGGATGGTTCCGGAAACTATTACTGGAAAGTGTTCTTTCTTAATATCCCGATTTATACAGCGGAGCAGCTTGCGGAGCTGATGATCACTCACCCGGGTGGAGCGATTATTACTTATTCTTACAAGCAGTATTATCAGCTTGCAAACGCGAATGTTGCCGCGCTCTCGAAGTCGACGCTCGACGATAACGATTCGGTCGATGTTAATGACTTAATATATCTGCCGTTCTTGTATCAGCGGGGCGCGGAGAAGCTGCAGGAGTACGGACGAAAAAAGGTCTTTACCGGAACGGTGGTTCCTGATGTTACATTCGTCTATAAGCAGGACTATTTCGTTGGTGATGTCGTAACGGTAACAAACTCTTTGGGTATCACGGCACAGGCGCGGATCGTGGAGATTATTGAGGTCGACGACGAGACAGGACACAGGCTTGAACCTAAATTTGAGTATAGGAGCGTTGAATAATGGCGGATCAGGTTTTCTCAGTCAATAGTGGATTCTACGATGCAATAAATTACGACCGGACTTATTCGGCGGAGGATATGAACAAGCCTTACAAGAGGCTGGTCGCTAATGGTGTTTTCGCGACTCCGCAGGGGACTCCGAGTACAGACCTGCAGGTCACGGCGGCTACTGGTATGAACATAACGGTTGCAGCTGGGGAGGGAATGTTCTCCGATAAGTGGTTTCAGTCTCCGGCGGCTCTGACGATCACCGTGCCGAGTAATACCAACATAGTCCCGAGGATCGACAGCGTTATTGCTCAGGTTGATAACCGTCAGTCTGGAAGAGTCGCAAATATAGTTTACCGGACTGGTACTCCGGCTTCGACTCCTTCGGCTCCGGCTATTAATCAGACAACGAACGTGGTGGAGTATAGGATTGCAAATATATATGTCTCGGCTTCGGCTACCTCGATAAGTCAGGCTAATATTACCGACTTGAGAGGATCCGAGGCTTGCCCTTGGGTTACATCTCTTATTCAGCAGGTCGATACTTCAACGCTCTTTGCTCAGTATAGCGCGGCTTACCGAGAGTTTTATAATGAGGCGACGGCAGACTTCGAGGCGTACTTTGCGACTAAACAAGAGGACTGGAATGAGTTTTTCGAGCAGCTTACGCAGGAATTGACGGCTCAGATGTCTCTCGTTATGCTGACAAGTTCTTATACATCGGTTGCGTCGGTCACTAATATCCCGATTAATATAGCATCTTTTAATCACGCGACAGATGTCATATACGTGTTTATAAACGGTCTCATGGCGGCTGAGGGCGTTAAATGGGAGTTCAACGAGAACGGAACAAGCATCGACTTGACTAATGCAATCTCGGCGGGGCAGACGGTTTACTTTCTTGTGTTCAAGAGTGTGGTCTCCGGAGATATTGAGAGCATAACATCGATGATCGAGATCCTTGATGCGAAAATCTCCGCAGCTCTGGCAGACAGCGACTGGACGGCTCTGACTCTTGCTAACAGCTCGGCGTATGATGCAAACAGCACTCCGGCAGTCCGGAAGGTCGGCAAAAACGTATATTTGCGGGGAGCGATAAAAGGGGTTACGGCGACCGGGACGGTAATTGCTACGCTGCCCTTGGCTTATATCCCGACGATGAATACTTATTTCACAACGATGGCGGTCACGAGCGGAGCAGGGTCGGCGGTCTGTCAATTTAAAATAGATACGAGCACCGGAGAGATCAGTCTTGATGCGAAGTCCGGAACGATTGACGCAGCTGACAGGGTCGCTATTGATTTTAATTTTATCGTAGGATGACGAGAGGCGCGGAGATCCCGCGCCTCTTTTCTTGATTTTTTCTTGATTCGATTTTGAAAATCCGCATAAATAGAGGGGTTTCTGAATTTGGGTTTTTATTACCTGAAAAACGAGATATCATTTTATATAAATATCGAGTGATTTAAGATAATTAAAAACCGTGGTTTTATGCGGGTTTTCTGGTTTATGCCGTTTTTTATTAATGGCTCTAAAAATGGAAATATCGAAAAATTCTTGATTTATTCTTGATTCTTGACTCGGTTCAGGATCGTGATTGCTCTGTCCTCTTCGCGGGGGTAGAGATGAGCATAAACTTTCCACGTTAATTGAACATCTTTATGTCCGAGGCGGCGGGCGATTTCCTGAATTGAGATCCCGTTATTTATAAGCAACGAGGCGTGAGAGTGGCGGAAGTCGTGAATCTTTATCGGGGGGAGATTTGCGTCCTTAATAATCTTCTCATGCTGTGTTTGTAGAGATTGATCGGGAATAATATCCTGACCGCCGCAGATTCTGAAATCTTCGGAAAAGACTGGAGCTTGCTTCTGGCGGGCTTTTTGGGTTTGAAGAATCTGGAGAAGAGGCTGCGGGATTTGGAGATCCCTGACGGCGGCTTTTGACTTTGGTTTTCCTTCTATGGTCTGTTTTTTAACGTGCTGAGAGATCGAGCGGGTCACGTGGATTATATTACCGGAGAGATCGGTCCATTTTAGGGCGTTGATTTCCCCTTTTCTCATTCCGGTATAAAAGGCAATAGAGAAGAAAACAAAAAACCGGAAGTCTCCGGAGGTCTCGGCTCTGGAGCGAGCCGCAGAAATATATTTCAGAAATTGCTCGGCGGTATAGTAGTGTAAGGGTTCGGGCGGAAAATCGTCTTTAAATGGTTTTAATTTTTTGACCGGATTAGCAGGAATAAAATCCGCAGTCACTGCATAATTTAAAAGTGTGGAGAGGACGCGGCGGGCTTCTTCCTTGGTGCCGTGGGTGTATGGCTTACTATCAATTTCAAGTTTCCACGCTTCAAGGGCTTGAATATTGAGAGCGTCGAGTCTGGTCTCTCCGAGGATCGGCAAGATCGCAGTCGAGAGGATCGACTCATAATTGACAAGGGTCTTTTGCTTGATGTCTAATTTCTTAATAGCGAGGAATCTTTCCGAGAGGTCTTTGACGGTCATGCGGGACGGCGGGGCTTTGGTTTGGGCGATTAATTCAGACTCAGCTCTGCGGGCTTCGGTCAGTCCGTAGACGGTTTTTGATTTTTGTTTATGCTCGCCGTTAAAGGTATAAGAAACGATAATTTTATATCCCTGCAGTCCGTCTCTTTTTTTGTCGAGCTTGTAAATCGGCATCGGCTTCACCGTCCAAAATTTGGGACTCTGATATATTGACAGAGGTCTCGAATGTGGTATAATTATAAAAGAACATACGTTCCGGAGGTTGAAGATGGAAGAACTAAAAAGGCTATGGTCGGAGCTGACCGAAGATCAGAAACTTACTTGTCTTGAGAAATTAGAGATCGAATATAAGCAAGTTCGCGAGCCTGTTGCTCTGGAGTGAGTTTAGAGAAAAGAGCATAATATTCTTCAAAGAGTCTATCATTGATAGGCTCTTTTTCTTTCTGGTCGGTTTGGTCGGTCAGGTACTCCGGCGTGGTGTGGAGGGCTTCTGCTATAATAGCGATTTGGTCAGGCTGGAGCTTTATATTATCATGGATCGCGGCGTTCAGATAATAGCGGCTCTTTCCGAGTCTGGAATTGATCGAAGCGAGGGAAATTCCTTGCTGTTTTGCTAATTCTCGAATTTTGTTATAATTAATAATTTTAAACACTCCCTTTTGGTGAAAACATAGAACTACACAAAAGTGTAGAAAAAGACTTGATTTCTAATTAAATGTGTAATATAATAAGGATGTAAGAAAAACAAACTGAAAGGAACGGATGAAAATGAAAAAGTATTCAAGGAGCGAACTTTGGGCTTTCGTGTGGCGTGCTAATACTCCTGAAAGGATTTCGGTTGCGGAGAAGTGGATTACAGAGCACGTTGAAGATAACGACCTTTGGGATGATTTAATGAGTGCGTTGTCTGTTCAGTGTCGAAACTATTACAGAGAACAGGCGGGCAGAGACCTGATATAAGGCTCCTGACGAGTCGCTGAGAATTGCGACGAAACCGCCGAAAGGCGGTCGGGCTGATAAAGCCGGAAAGGATGGTTAATTAGATTATAAAGTAAGAGGTCAGGAAAGTCAAGACGAAAAAAGGAAAGGATGAACAAAATGGTTTGGTCGATTATCGAAAAGGGAAACAAGGGCACCTGTAAACAGTATACGGACGAGTCGGTGCTTGAGATGCTTCTTGATGCGGTGGCTCTGGCGTGCGACAGCGGTGCAGCGGATCGTGCGACGATTCTGGTCGATGGCTGGATTTATGCAAGGTTTGACAGCTTTGGGAATGTTTATATAAAAGGAAAGGATGAATAAGATGGAAAAGTTGATAATTAACACGCTGCGAGAGGGATACGGAATAGATCAGGTTCGCAGGACGATGACGGTCGGAGAGCTTAAAGAGTTCTTGGAGGACTGGGATGAAGACACAGAGATTTACCTTGCGTTCGATAATGGTTATACGTACGGCGGGATTACTGAGTACCGGATTATCTCCGAAAGCGACTGGCCGGAAGATCGCGAAAGCTACTAAGGAAAGGATGAATTGAAATGGCTGCTAATGTTGAAACAATGTTCTATGTAAGAGAAAAGCCGTGGCACGGACTCGGGGTCAGAGTCGAGGAAACACTCACGAGCGCGGACGCGCTCAGGGTCGCAGGTCTTGACTGGACGATCGAGAGCAGATCGGTTCTCTCCGAGGACGGAGAGATCATACCGGGATATAAGGCTAATACAAGATCAAGTGACCGGAAAGTTATGGGCATCGTGAGCGATAGATACGCGATAGTTCAAAACGCGGAGGCGTTCAGCTTTACAGACGCGCTGATCGGGGATCAGATGCGATACGAGACGGCGGGCAGTCTTTGCGGAGGGAAAAAGATATGGCTGCTCGGCAAGATGCCGGACAGATATATTCTCGGGGATCGGGTCGAGCCTTATATCTGTTTCACGAATACGCACGACGGAACAGGAGCCGTCAGGGTCTGCATGACTCCGGTCAGGGTGGTTTGTAATAATACCCTGAATATCGCGCTCAGAGACGCAAACAGATCGTGGTCGGCGCGACATATCGGAGACATGAGCGCGAAGCTGGAAGAGGCACGACAGACCCTTGAACTCGCGGACATATATCTCGAAAGTCTTGCGGAAAAGGCTGACGAGATGGCGAATAGCGCATTTAATGAGGATGAAGCTAAAAAGGTTCTGGATCAGGTGATCGAGGTCAACGAGTCGATGAGCGACAGGCAGAAGCAGACCGCGCAGAATGTAAAGGACGGGATCGTCGCCTGTATGTTCGCGCCGGATTTGGTGAAGTTCTTAAATACAAAATGGGGCTTTGTTAATGCGGTTGCGGATTACGCGGATCATGGGGATCCGGTCAGGCACACAAAGGACTTTGAGGCTCACAGATGGGACAATATTATCGGCGGTCACTGGCTGCTCGATAAGGTAACGGCGGCTCTCGCCGTTTAAAATAATCAAGGCGGGGCGGGCATCTCGCCCGCTCCGTCAGAAATAGGAGGAAAGGAATACGACGAAAAGGTGGAACGTTCTCGGGAAATGGCTACTGCCGGAACTTGGGAAAAGAGGGATCAGTACAACGGAATTTGCGGAGATGCTCGGAACATCAAGACCATACCTTTGGGAGGTAACGCACACAAAGAATTTTGTCAAGACGATCACAAAAAGGAAGTGGATGCTCGCATTTCAGAACGCTTTGGATTCTTTTGATGAAAGGATGAGATCATGAGAGGGACAAAAGAGGGGATCCCGCAGGTCGATATCGAGAAAGCGGTATATATCTATTACGCAAGGCTCGACCTCGGGACGGAAGACATTAAAGGATTGTTCGGTGATATCTCAGCAACAAAGGTTACACAGCTCAAACAGATCGCAAGGGATTACGGCAAAAAGGCGGGGGCTTCGTTCTGGAGTTCTTACAGGGTCCCGACAGCGGAGGCGTTTGAGGCTTGGGGGCTGGATATCAAGGACTTGGAGATCAGAAACGAAAAGCTGAAAGGGCTGCGGAGGTAAAGGATGAAAAAGGTTAAATATTTGGCGGCGGTGATCGGGATCCTCGGGCTGGTTATAATGCTCGGCTCGGTCGGTGCGCTGGAATTGGATGAAATTTCTTTTGCGCGGGGAGCGGTTCAATGCGTGATCGGTTTGGTTATGTTTTGCGGCGGCACCCTTGTTACGATAGGAGGTTAAAGGATGGACATGAATTATCTTCCGGTTGCGGAGTGGCTGAAACTCAACGCGGGGCTGCAGAAGAAAAAGAACGCTCTCCGGAAAGCTCTTCAGGGAAAAGGCGTACTGCAAAAGGGCGGCAAAAATGAGTTCGATAAGTACACCTATTTCTCGGAGGCTCAGTACAAAGCTCTTTTTACCGAGCTGTTCAGTGCGAACGGTCTGGAGCTGAAATTCGACGAGCTGGAATATCAGACATTCGAGGGATCGGAGAAACAGGCAAACGGCAGAATGCCGCGCCTCGAGTTCAGACTCTTTGATATCGATACGGGGTTCTATGAGGGCACGACGATAACAGGAGAGGGGATTGATAAGGGCGATAAGGCGGGCTATAAAGCATATACAGGAGCCTTGAAATATTACCTTGCTAATACGTTTATGGTCGCTACTGGAGACGATCCGGAGAAAGAAAGTCCGGAGGTCAAGATGAACGAAAAGGCGGAGCGCAAAGCATCACCGAAACAGATCGAGATCCTTGCAAAGGTTTATCAGGGTGAAAACCTCGGGAAATTGCTTGCGGCAAACGGACTTGAGAAGCTGGAAGATATTTCGATGAAAAAGGCTTCGGAACTGATTTCAAAGCTGCGGGAGGCTCGACATGAATAGTCTGATTAAAATGGAAAATGGTCTGCCAGTAGTCAGAGAGGAAGTTACCGACGAATTGCTTGACTTGGAGCTGATGATGAAAGACCTGAAAACAAGGGCGGACGGATTAAAGGCTCAGATCCTTGCGGCTATGGAGGAATATAATATTCTGAAAGTCGATTCTCCGCAGATGGTTATTTCTTATATTGCTCCGGTTGATCGAGAGACACTTGATTCAAAAGCTCTGAAATCAGAGTTGCCGGAGGTCTACGATGCCTATTGCAAACTCACTCCGGTCAAGTCGAGTATTCGTGTCAAGGTGAAGTGATGGACTTTTTTGCGGATATCAAGGGCTTCGCGCTGGAGTTCTACGAGGACGAACATATCTATTTGGTCAACGGAGAAATCGTCCCTTCAATCACTCAGATCGTCGGCTCAAAGTTTGGCGGCAAATACGATGCAGTCAACGAGCGGGTACTTAATGAGGCGGCGGTCAAGGGCGTGGAAGTCCACGAGGCTATTGAGCGATACTGTAAGATCGGAGAAGAGGCAGACTTGCCGGAGGTCAGGGGCTTCAAGTTTTTACAAAGAGAATACGAGTTCGAAGTCCTCGGAAACGAGATCCCGCTGATTCTGTTCCGGCTCGAAAAGCCGATTGCCGCAGGGCGTTGTGATATGGTGATTCAGAACGAGTGCGGGATCGGCGGCGCGGATATCAAGCGGACGGCTGTTCTCGACAAGAACTATCTTTCTTATCAGCTGAATCTCTACCGGATAGCATATAGACAATGTTACGGCGTGGAGTGGTCTTTCTTGGTCGGTCTGCATCTGCGGGACGATATCCGGAAGTTCGTCGGGGTTCCGGTTAATGAGGTCGCGGCTTGGGATTTAATTGAGGATTATTTCGGGAGGGATATTATTGAATAGAGCGGTTATTATCGGACGAATAACTCACGAGCTGGAGCTGAAACAGACGAACAGCGGTCAGCCTGTCTGCAGCTTTTCGGTTGCGGTGGATCGGAGGAAGAAAGGGGAGACGGATTTTATTTCCTGCGTCGCTTGGGGTCCTACTGCGGAGATCACAAAGCGGTATTGTCATAAGGGGAGCAAGGTCTGCGTTGCCGGACATATAACGGTCCGGAGCTTCGAAAAGGACGGAGTCAAAAGGACGGTAACAGAGATTAACGCGGACGAAGTCGAGTTCCTTGATGCGAAGAAAGAGGAAAAGATCGAGGACTGGTCTGGAGACATTCCTTTTTTGAGGTAGAGCATGAGCGACTACGACCTTTATCAGGAGCTTCAGCATAAGACGACTCAGCTGGACGCATCTGTAAAATTGCTCCGGAAGAACGGTTCTGAGTACGCAAAGGCGGAGCGGGATTACAAGATCCTTCTCCGAACCGAATGCTTGAAGCTGCGGGACGCGGGGATGCCTGTCGGTATGATCGAATTGACTTGCCGAGGTATTCCCGCAGTCGCGGCGGCTCGATTCCAACGGGATATGTGCGAGGCGGTTTACAAGGCGAATCAAGAGGCAATAAACGCGATAAAGCTGGAGATGCGGCTGATCGAAAATCAGATGCAAAGGGAGTGGAGCAGTCCTGACGAATAGTATCATAAGCAATAAAAAAGAGTGTTTCTTCTGCGGGTCTCAAAGAAATTTACAGAGGCATCATATTTTCCCAGGATCCCGCAGGGCGGCGAGCGAGAAGTACGGACTATGGGTCTGGCTTTGTCTGGAGCATCATATAGGATCAAATTATTCCGCGCACACCTGCAAAAGGTTGAGCGATTATCTGCAGGAGCGCGGGCAAAAAGAGTTCGAGAGGCAGATCGGGACGAGAGAAGAGTTTATTCAGATTTTTGGGAGGTCGTTTTTGTGGTAGCTTACGGATTTGGCATCACAACAGACGAGGGCTTTGAGAGCGTCGATACTGAAAAGGGGCATAAATTGCTTCTTGCTTTAAAGGCGAACGGAGTCCTCGGAGTTCATCCGCATTTTTCCGGACAGTTTCAGATTTTTCTTTTTAGCTCTGAAAAACAGCGGGATCGCGCGCTGGAGCTGGTACAGCGGGCGGGATTTGAGACGGCTGAGATCGTCGAAGAGGCTTGCGAGATAGATGATATATACGGCGATAATAGATTCTAAATTACCATCTCTGAATGATTACATCAGGGAATGCAGGGCGAATAGATATTCCGGCGCGGAGATGAAGAAAACGACGGAGCAGTTGATTTCCTGCTATATCCGGAGGCTGCCGAGGTTTGAGGTTCCAGTTATTATAACATTCAGATGGATCGAAGAGAATAATCGGCGGGACTTGGATAATGTTGCCTTTGCTAAAAAGTTTATTCTTGATGCGCTGGTGAAGTCTGGAAAGTTGAAGGACGATAATAGACGATATGTGATCGGGTTTCGGGACGAGTTCTATAAAGGGAAAAAGGCGCAGGTCATACTAAAAATTCAGGAGGCAGAGGAATGACTCAGGGCGAAAGAATTATTGACTATCTGGAGCATAATTCCGGCATTACTCCTTTTGAGGCGTTTGAAAGGCTGGGGATCACGAAGCTTGCGACGAGGGTCGGAGAGCTGCGGCGGAACGGCTTTGATATCTCCGGACGGATGGTTAAACGGCTCAATAGGTACGGAGAAGTGGTCAGTTTCATGAGGTATAGTCTGAGGGCGAAAAGATGATTATCAGGGTAAATCACAGCGAAAATTATACAGTCATGAGTAACTATCACTTAAGGGATCGGAACCTTTCATTAAAGGCTCGCGGGCTATTGAGTCAGATGCTAAGCTTGCCGCCTGACTGGGATTTTTCGGTTGCTGGTTTGGTGGCTATAAATAAAGAAAAAAAGGACTCAATCTCGGCGGCTCTGAAAGAGCTAAAAGAGGCGGGTTATCTGGTAGTTACGCGACTGACTCCGGATCGGACGGACTCGGGGCGGTATGAATATATTTACGATGTCTTCGAGCTGCCGCAAAAAACAAGAGCGGAAAAACAAGGTATTGTTTTTCAAGATATTGAAATTCAAGCTATTGAAAATCCGCCTCAATTAAATAAAGAAAAAGAAAATAAAGATAAAAGAAATAAAGATAATAAAATGATCGTCCCGACTCTGGAAGAGGTTAAAGAGTACGCCGAAGAGGCTCAGATCCGGACGAATATCGAAAGGTTCTACGATTATTACTCGGCCAATGGATGGAAACAAGGAAAAGGAAAACCTATTGTAGACTGGCGGGCAGCTTTGAGAAACTGGTCGAGAAATGACTTTAGCAAGACTGAGAAACATGAGACGGATAAGCAACATAATAAAAGTTATGACATTTCAGAAGTAGAGGACTTATTCGATGGAATATAAAAAAGTAGATGCTACGAAACTCGGGGAGGATATCGAATACCCTTGCCAGTATTGCGGGCGAGAGTGCGACTCTTGGTGCGAGAAGTGGGAACGCTGGTTCATTAATCGCTGGCATGAGTCGACGATCAAGCTTGCAAAAACAAGGGTCAGGATCGAGAGGGAAAAGATCAGGATATGAGAGGATTATTGCTTGCCTTGGTCGTGGCGTTAATCCCGAACATGGCTCAGGGCGCGGTGCCGTCTCCGGTGTGCGACGAAAGCACCGTTGTGGAGCCTTTATGCGAGGTGAGCAACAGCACCGTTGAAGAACTGGCAGAGCGTATGCCGGAAGATATAAAGCACCTTGCCGCCGATGTGCTCCGGATTTGCAGAGAAAACGAGGTCAACGCCGAATTTATCGCGGCTATCATGAAGTGGGAGCGGAGACCGGACTTGCATAACTATTTCGGCTGGATGGGTGCGGACGGAAAGCTCAAGCGGTTTGATTCTGACCTCGATTGCCTTGAGTGGGTTATCCCGCGAATCAAGCGGCTCTACCTGACCGAGGGCGGGAGATACTATCATGGGGCAACGGTCGAGGGCGTGAGTATTTGCTATAACAATACAGAGGTTTGGCGGGAGACAATAAAGGGGGAGATGAAGAAATGAGAAAAATACCATTTTGTTCAAAGTGCGCTTTTTACGGTGGAAGGGTAAACGGTATTGGCACTTGCAATCAAGGCGTAACGCCATATAAATCTGAACATATCGGCACTTCTGAATTTTGGTGCATCAAAGGGGTTTATAAGAATTGCGAAAGCTGCAAATACTATGATGAACGGTGGTCTAACAGATGCCTATATTGCAAAAGCAATAAAGATGAAGTTGGACAGTTGACCGAATGGGTGCTAAAAGCCAGCACGCAAAGGGGGAAAGAATAAATGCAAACTCCGAAATACTTTTATTTTCGGGTCTATGACATAAACAAAGGAACGGGCATTAAAGTCGAAGATGTAAGCGATGTTGATGTTGCTGAAATAATACGCTGCAAGGATTGCAGGTGGTCTGAAATAGGGGCGTGGGACATTCGATGGTGTATATATGATAAAAAGAACAGAACAAAAGCGGTGGAAGACGATGATTATTGTTCGTGGGCGGAAAGGCGGATGCTGAAATGAACCGAAAAATAGATGCTATGCATGAGCGGTTTGGGCGGCACGCTGGCAAATGCAAGGAATGCGGCAATCTTGAACGTTATTATCAAAACGGACAATATTATTATAAGTGCAAGGTGTATGGCAATTCCAGATGCGCGGCAACGGATTGGCGGCTGTCATATGAGGCTTGCGGAATGTTCAATAGTTTGTGGACGGGCAGAACAATAATTGAACTGTTAAAGAGCGAGAGCAAAAAAGATCCGATATTGCCGCCAGAGGGACAGTTAGAAATCAAAAACAGCATGGAGGGATAGTGATGGAACAGCTTAAAAACTGCCCGAATTGCGGTGCTCCGATAGAAAATCATAAATGCCCGTATTGCGGAACTATATTTTATGATTTTGCTGAGTTTGAAGTTGGAAAAACCGCATATATCCGTTTGAATGTTAATGGAAACTTGAATGTATTTAGAGCGGTGCTGACGGATTTTGAAGTTATACAAGATACAGACACATATATGTATTTTGATAATACGCCAGTTGCTTATTATAAAAATCCAGAAACCCGCTTGGCTATGAATCTTATTCTAATGCCAGACGATAAGGGGGTTATCATGGAAAGGTATGTAAGCATGGAACAGGAGGGCAAATTATGAGAATTTTAACTGCGGCAAGAATTAAACGACTTGAGCAAAACGGATACAAAACAATCCATATTTGCTCTAATTTGTTTTTAATTCGCAAATATTCAAAATTGTGCTCTTCTTCATTTTGGAAGAGAAACTGTCCGATTTATTGTTTAGTAAGGGCAGAGGAGGACGGAGAATGACCGAACTTAAACAGTGTCCCTTTTGCGGCGGGGAAGCTCGTATGGTGTGTACGTCAACCGTACATGAGAACGAGCTTTTAAGCAAAATCTTTATTATCACGTGCGGTAAATGCGGGGTGCGTTCCCCAAACCCTTTTCGCATTTTTGTGCGCATTAGCAATGATGGGGCGAGTATGTATGACGCATCAGAAAGAGATAAAGCAATAGAAGCATGGAACAGGAGGGCGGACAATGAATGCTCTTAAACCTTGTCCGAAATGCGGAAGCAAAAAATTGTTTGACGAAAGCGAAAAGCACGGTTTTTTATATGGCTACGGCATCGGTTGTCTGAATTTGGATTGCAGTCAAGGATTGTTAATCAGGTATGGTTTTACAAAGAAGGGCGCAAAAAAACGAGCGATTGTCGCGTGGAACAGGAGGGCAAACGATGATCAAACTTAAACCTTGTCCTTTTTGCGGGGTTGATGTATTTACAAAAGAAATGGTCACCGAACTTTTTAAAATCGTCGGTAATCACAAAGAAGAATGTCCCTTTTGTCTTATGCATTGGGGTACTGGCTACGAAAATGAAGAATCAGCGATTGCGGCATGGAACACAAGGGCTTTCCATGAAACCGAAAACAACGGCGAAATAAATACAGATATAAAATATCGGATTATTGATTGCATAGTTGAAAGATATGAAAATAGTTTTCGCGATGATTTAAATGAGATTTCGCGCGGCGTTTTAACTGCAGTTTGTGCAGTTTTGAGAACACCGGAAAAGCCGACAGAATTCAAAGGGGGTGATTGAATGCCGGTTGCGGTACAGATTACTTTGATCGTCTGCGCGACGGTGGTCGCTCTTTATGTGATCGGGCTTTTAATCAAAAGAAAGTGAGGTCAAAAATGAGGAAAGAAAAGACGGCGGAGATCGTAGCGGAAACACTCAGACAGTTACAGGAGAGGGGGCTGATCGTCAAGCGCGGAGAAGTAGAATACGCGGCGGCACGCGAGATTTTAAAAGCGTTCTATAAAGGGAATCAGGCGGACGAAGAAATTGCTCAGGCTCTGGAGTCTATCAAGGGGGATCCTTACTATAATGTTCTCCCGCTGTCTTTTTTGAGCGGAAAGACCACGGAGGATATCGCGGAATTAATGAACGCGGATCGGACGACGATCAGCAGGAATAAAAAAAGGCTCTGCTTACTCATATACAGCAGAGTCGGAGGTCAAAGATGAAATCACATATACAGATGGATTTAAACAAAAAGCAGTTTGCGGAGCTGAAAGCAAAATGCGACGAGTATGCGTCGGAGCGGGTAAAAAAGGATCAGGAAAGAGCAATGCGCCAATGGTTCAAATTATTGGCGGTCGCTTTAAATGAGTCTTTCGGCTTTGGCGAGAAGAGGACGAAAAAATTAATGCTCGAGATCGTCGAGCTGATAAGGATCCACGACGATGAAGATATTGAGTTCTGGACTCACATCGACCGGAGATGTCAGCAGATCGGAGTCCTTGAGATCCTCGAGGGTAATAAAGTATAACACATAAAAATGGCTTTGTCAATGGTGCATCGTTGCACCATTTTTTTATTTTGGAATTGTTTTAAAATGGACTTGAAAGGGTGGATTATATGCAGATCGAAGAGGTAGAAGTCTCGAAGATTATTCCATACGAGAATAATCCGAGGCGGAACGACGCGGCGGTTGATTATGTTGCTCAGAGTATAAAAGATTTCGGCTTTAGGGTGCCGATTATCGTCGACAAGTCAAATATCATTATCGCGGGGCATACGCGCCTAAAAGCGGCTTTAAAATTGAATCTGGAGACGGTTCCGGTTATCAGGGCGGAGAATCTCACAGAGGACCAGGTGACGGCTTTTCGGCTGGTGGATAATAAGACGGCGGAACTGTCACATTGGGATAACGAGAAGTTGATAGAAGAGATCGAAAAGCTCTCCGGCTTGGATATGTCGGTATATGGGTTTGACGAGATCAAAGAGATCGATTATTCAGAGTTCTTCGGAGAAGCGGAAGAGGTCGAAAAAGAGAAAAAGGAAAAAGAGCCGGAGCTGGTGACTTGTCCGTTCTGCGGTCATGAGTTTGAGGCAAAGGGCAACGAGATATGAATATAATCGAGATCGGGATCGAAGAAATAAAACCCTACGAGAATAATCCGAGGATCAATTCCGGAGCGGTTTATGCGGTCGCTAATAGCATTAAAGAATTTGGGTTCCTGAATCCTATAATCATAGACCGGAACAATGAAATAATAGCGGGGCACACTCGATACGCTGCAGCTCGGTTGCTGGAGCTGGAGAAGATCCCTGCTGTCAGGGTCGAAGATTTGACGGAGGATCAGGTTCGGGCTTTCCGGTTGGTAGACAACAAGACGGCGGAGCTGTCCGGCTGGGACTGGGAGAAGCTTGACAAAGAACTGTTGAAGATCGAAAACGTTGACATTGAAAGCATGGGCTTTTCTCTCAATACTGAGGACTTGGATATTGATTCGCTTTTTGAAGAGAAAAAGAAATATAAATGCCCTTGCTGTGGTATGGAGTTTTGAGGATTTATCCGGTTGGCGATAATTGGAGAAAACCGATAGAGTATACACTAATGAGAATATTTTTAGTTACCAACAGTAACGCAAAACAGACCTTGCTCTGCCAGCGAGAAAAGGATCAGAATAACTTTACGGAGCTTGTAAATGCGTATTTTTATGGCGGGGAACACGATATTTCCGGTTTATATCGCTCCGATTCTATTAGGGGGCGGCTTCGATGAGGGTTTATCTGGTCGCGCAGGGACAATTCAAGACTTATGTAACAACGGAGGAAAATCGGGCTATATATGACCTTGCGCCGTATATACTCGAGAGCTTTTATTCGGTGGATGATGATACCGAGAGATTGCTACCGTATTACGGCGACTTTATGCTTGACTCTGGAGCGTTTACCTTTATGCAGAACAAGGGCGTTCGGGAGGACTGGGACGGATATATCGAAAGGTACGCAGACTTTATAAATCGGAATAAGGTCGAGAAGTTCTTCGAACTGGATATTGACAGCGTCGTAGGATACGATAAAGTCAAAGAGTTCAGAAAAAAGCTCGAAAGGCTGACCAACAGACAATGTATTCCAGTATGGCACAGCACGCGAGGAAAAGACGAATTCATTGAAAGCGCAAAGAATTACCCTTACGTTGCGCTCGGTGGAATAGTCGGTGGAGAGTGGAAAAAGGATGCAGAAAAATACTTGCCGTGGTTTATAAATAAGGCTCACGAGTATGGAGCGAAAATTCACGGACTTGGATATACAAAATTAAATCAGCTATTGAGGTATCATTTCGACTCAGTCGACTCCACGGCGTGGACGGCGGGAAACCGCTTCGGATATGTTTACAAATTCAATGGTCGGACGATGGAAAAGATAAATGTTCCTGAGGGTCATAGAATAATAAAGCCGCGAGAGACAGCATTAAATAACTATATTGAGTGGCTGAAATTTCAAAAGTACGCGGAAACGCACTTATAAAAAGAAAGTGAGGACACCACATGAAAAAACCGAAAATTAGCGAACTACAGAACTATTTGACCGTTCTTTTTGTGGTCTGCATGCTGATATCAAATATTATAACGGTCAAACAGATTAACATCGGAAGTCTGACACTTACTGCGGGGATATTTGTCTTTCCGCTTACATATTGCCTTTCCGATGTGTTCTCCGAGGTTTACGGTTATAGGTGGAGCAGGGTCACATGCTATTTGGCGTTCGGCGCAAACCTTTTGATGGTCGGATTCTTCGAGCTGGCAATAGTTGCACCTTTTCCGGAGTGGTACGAGGATCAGGCGGCACTCGCGGTTATACTTGGGAATACGCCACGGATTTTGGCGGCATCTCTGACCGCGTTTGTGGTGGGCGACTTTATAAACGATAGAATCTTCAAGAGAATGAAAGCGCGGCACCCTACGGACCATAAGGGATTCGGAGCAAGGGCGATACTGTCAAGCTTTGCAGGTGAGACGATTGACGGCGTGGTGTTCTTTACAATAGCGTTTGCAGGGCAGATGCCGTTCTGGACTCTTGCCGGGATGGCGGCGACTGAGACGATTATGAAAGTCGTTTACGAGATTATTATCCTTCCGGTGACTCAGATCGTAGTGAAAAAAGTCGGAGCGGCTGAAACGAAAGCAGAATAAATATAATAAATAAATGATTTAAAAAGTGTGGTTTCATGGGCAGAAAAGGGCGGTACGAGACTTTTGTCAAGCCTTATTTATCAGATATAAAAAAATGGATTGAGACATTGACGGAGTCTCAGATCGCCGGAAAGCTCGGAGTCAGCGTCCCGACTTTTGAGAAATATAAGCGGGAACATGACGAGCTGCGGGATAGTTTGAGCAAAGGCAAGGCGGCACTCGTGGAAGAACTGAAGGACACTCTCAAAAAGAAAGCGCGGGGCTTTTACTATAAAGAGACAAAAAAGACGGTCAGAGATATAAACGGAGTCCGGACTCAGGTTATAGAAGAATACGAGAAATATTCGGCTCCGGACACCGGAGCTATACACCTATTACTGAAGAATCTCGACGATACATGGCGGAACGATGATCGTGAAACTATGGATATCAAGCGAGAAAAGTTAGAACTCGATAAACAAAAAATGGAGAACGAATGGTGAGAGCATGAGCGAAGCGATTGTGGCTGCACTGATATCCGGCGCGGTGACATTGATTGGCACGGTGCTTGCAGTTATATCAACATCACGAAAGCAGGCTTCTGAAATGCGTGTTGCACAAGAAGTAATGCGCAAGGAAATCGAATCAATCAACAGGGAAGTCGCAGAGTTAAAAACGGAAGTGCGGGAACATAACAATTACGCGCGCAGGCTGCCGGCGGTCGAAGAACGGGTCGACGGTCTGAAGGAACGGCTTGACAGGTTGGAGGGTTAAAAAATGAAAATCAGCGACAAAACAAAAGCTTTCATCAAGGCGGCGGGGTGGCGTTGCTTGCGAACTTTTGCGCAGGCGGCGATTGCTGCAATTGGTTCGGCGGTGCTGATTCAAGATGTTGACTGGCTTGCGGTAGCATCGACCGCAGGGCTTGCGGCGATACTCTCGATTCTAACATCGATAATTACAGGACTGCCGGAGGTTAAAGATGACGGAATCTTTAAAAGGGATTGATGTTTCATACGCTCAGGGACAAATTGACTGGGCAAAGGTCAAGCCGCAGATCGATTTTGCAATTATACGTTCGTCGCTCGGCTGGACGGATGGCGATATTTCTCTCCGGAGAGATATCAGGTTCCTCGATAATGTCTCAGGCTGTACGAAGAATAATATACCCTATGGCATATACCATTATTCTTATTGCTTGAATCCGGCGAATGCTAAAAAAGAGGCAGAATACTTTTTAAGGGTCATAAAAGGCACAAAGCCGACTATGGGCGTTTGGTTCGACATTGAGGATAATAAGCAGATCCCGCTCGGCAAAAATGCATTGACGCAGATTACAAAAGATTTTTGCGATACGGTCAGGGCGGCGGGCTATGATGTAGGGATTTATTCCTACAAAAGTTTTTTGGAAAATTACCTCGACCTTTCACGGCTTGACTATCCGGTTTGGCTTGCTCAGGTCGGGGTTTCGGCTCCGACTTATAAAGGTCCTTTCGAGATGTGGCAATATTCATGGACAGGGTCGATTGATGGAATCTCCGGAGATGTTGACTTGGATTTAAAGGAAGTCGAAGCGGAAGAAAACGAAGTCTTGAAACTGATAGAGGAAATCGAGGAACGACTGTACAGACTGAGAAAATTGATATAAGGGGCGTTTTGAGTGTTTTGCGTGATCGATAGCGAGACCTTTGACTTGGTCGAGGGAATGTCTAAAACTGAGATAAACAAATTATGGTGGCTGTCAGAAACGGCGGTCACTTTGTCGATGGATAAGATGACCGCAACGGTCAACGTTATAGGCGCGAATGTCGGAACGATCACGGCAATTACAAGTGCCTCGAGCAAGGCGACGGTTGTGGTTGATGGAAAGAAAGTAATAATTACAGGCGTTGCGGCGGGGTCGGCTACTATTACAGTCTCGAACAGTAACGGCGGTTCTCAGCTGATCGCGGTCACGGTTGCGACCGGATTTCCTTCGGCTACTCTCCGGAATAACACTCCGGCTCAGATTCAAGCCGCAGCTCGCGCGGGGATCGCTGCAAGTCTTTGGTCGGTCGGTGATCGGATCGGCATGCTGATAAATGGCGCGGTCGGCATCATGAACCTGAATACTACACGTTATGCTTATATACTTGGATTTGACCATAATGCGGCGATAGAGGGCGCGAATACAATCCACTTTCAGCTCGGCTTTACCGGAACCGGGAGCAGCTCGGTTAATATAGCTTTCTGCGATAGCAGTTACGACAGTTCAACGACGACTGGGTTTTGCATGAATACGACGGCAGATACGACCGGAGGATGGGCGGCGAGCTTCATGAGGAACACGATTTGTCCGGCATTTCTCGCGGCTATGCCGTCCGAGTGGCAAGCGGTGATTTCACCTTGCACAAAGTATACGGATAATGTCGGCGGATCGTCGTCGACTCCTGCGAGCGTGAGTTCGACGGCGGATAGAATATTCTTGCTTTCTCAGTTTGAAGTTACCGGAACGTCCTCGCAGTATGTTAATCCGGGAGAGGAAATCGCGCAGAAACAGTACGCATATTTTGCAAACGGCAATAGCAAGATCAAGTACAAGAGCGGAGCAACTTCGACCGCTTGCGACTGGTGGACGAGAACGCCGAGGTATCAGGATGCGACAAGGTTCAGAAACGTAGGAACGGACGGCTCGGTCTATTCAAATACGACGGATAAGTCAAAAGGCTTTGCTCCGGCGTTTATGGTGGCATGATGGATTACGTAGCGTTTAAAAGGTTCAAGGGTAAAGGGCTAAACGGAGACAGTTTAAATATTGCCTACGGCGATAGGCTTTACGCGATTGATAACTTTATCTTCAATACAAAGGGTCAGCCCGTCTGCTTCAGATCGTCGGAGGTCGCGCACAAATACTTTGCGATAGACGGAGACGGTCGAGGGCTGGAGCGCGGGGCATATGTCTTTGCGATAGCTTACAAGGTCAGAAAGACCAAAGAGGGATTTCGATTTACCGAGGCGGAACGGAATCTGCTCTGCCGGAAGTGGAAAAGATACCTGCGGACAGATACAGATATGCTTTTATTTAATCGTCAGTTCTTCGATGCTCCTATTGCAGACTTGGCTCAGATGGCGGCAGACCTAAACATAAAGGTGGATTAATATGTATAAGATTTATTCACAAGGGAAATTGATAGCTCTTTGCGACGAGCCTCGATATATCAAAGAAAAGGATGGGGTATTCGTCGGAGCTAAAAAGGAAGATGCTGCGGGGATCGCGGTCGGCGGGGAGGTTTATAACCTTGCGGGTCAGGTCTTAAAGCAGAATGCGGACGAGGCGATAGTCGTCAAAGAGGATTCGGGGCTTCTGCTCTTCGAGACAAAGCAGGGACTTGACGAGGCTCAGGCAGTTAACAGCATCTGCTTCGTTACGATGGCGGAGAGTGAAGAGCTTGACGATGTGACTATAACGGAGCACGCGGATTTGTTTTCGCTCTGGTGCAAAGCTATTGATTACGCGGTCGGAGATATCCGGAGGCACGAGGGGAAGTTATACCGATGCGTGCAGGCTCACAAGAGTCAAGCCGACTGGACTCCTGACGCGGTGGCTTCTCTCTGGAGTCAGATCGGGGATCCTGCAGAAGAGTTTCCGGAGTGGAGTCAGCCGATAGGGGCGCACGATGCATATATGCAGGGGGATAAAGTCAGCTACTGCGGAAAGCATTATATTTCGGAGATAGACAACAACGTGTGGAGTCCGGACGCTTATGGATGGGCAGAAGCTTAAAAGCTTTTATAAGTCGGATACATGGGCGCGGCTCAGGTCTCAGCTCATGCTCGAGCGGACGAACGAGAACGGCGAATTGATTTGCGAGAGATGCGGCAAGCCGATTCTTAAAGCTTATGACTGTATAGCACATCATAAGATCAGACTTTCGGAGGAATCAGTCAGGGACGCGACGATTGCATTGAATCCTGCTAACGTGGAGCTGATTCACTTTAAATGTCACAATAAAGAGCATCAACGTTACGACGGATTTAATCAGCGGGTTTACTTGGTATGGGGATCACCTTGCGCAGGTAAAACTACTTTCGTAAACGAAAACGCTTACGATGATGATTTAATCGTGGACTTAGATAAGATATGGCAAAGCGTTTGCAAGTGTGATCGATATCATAAGCCGAACAGATTGAAGAGAAACGTATTCGGGATCAGAGACTTTCTCATAGATCAGATACGGACTCGGACGGGAATGTGGCGGAACGCTTTCGTAATAGGCACATATCCCTTGAAAAGCGATAGAGAAAGATTGATTGACTTGCTCGGAGCCGAAGAGGTATATATCGACACTCCGAAAGATGAATGCTTGAAAAGAGCCGAGACGGAAGAATGGAAGGAATACATTGAGGATTTCTTCGAGGCGTTGACTGTATAGATACCCCCCGACTCCTTATTTTAGAATCGCTTAAGGGATCTGTCGTGCGGTACTGTAGAAGCGTATAAATCGGATTTTTCATTTTTTTGAGATTTTTTTCGATTGGATTTTGTGAAATGAGGTCACGACGAAAAGAGTTAGATAAGATATTCGCGGATGTAGATCCGAACGAAAAGCTGCTTTTAAACGGTCTTCTGGACGAGGTCGTATATCTGGAGGATAAGATGATGCAGCTGAAGCAGATGCCGTTTATTATCGTGCATCCGAAAGATAAGGCGCGGATGAAGTCGACGGCGGCGGCTAAACAGTATAAAGAATGCTCGCAGAGTTACATGAATGCAATCCGGATCCTCTGCGGAGTTTTGAATAAGGTGGACAGCGCGGCTCAGGACGAGCTTCTAAAAAGGTTGGAAGAGTTTGCATGACGCATCTGGAGGAATACGACGCGCTGATAAAGAGCGGCGATATTATTGCGGGGCATTGGATAAAGGCGGAAGTCAGGAACTTAATCAGGGATTTACAAGATTCTCAATTCGTCTACGATACTACGGAGGCAGATAAAAGGATCAGGTTCATCGAGTCGCTTTGTCTGCAGTCGAAAGCTCCATACTACATGCAGCCGCTGATTTTGGTGCCTTGGGAAAAAGCCTTTTACGAGGCTCTTTATTCGTTCAGAATGGCGGACTCCGGACGGCGTAGGTTCATAGAGGCGTTGCTGGAGATCGCTCGAAAGAACGGCAAAAGCACGTTGCTTGCGGCGGATTGCGCCGTTGACTTGTTTATTGGAGCAGGAGGCACGGATATATGTTGCGCCTCGAATGATGATAGACAAGCGAAACTAATATGGGCGGAAGTCGCTGGAATGAGGTCGCGGCTCGACCCTCGGAAAGTAGTTACTCGTCAAAATTTAGTCGAGCTTCAAAATAAATTGAGAGATATCAGGGTTTTTAGGCTTTCAAGCAAGACTCAGAATAAGGACGGATTTAATATTACAAAGACTGTCCTCGATGAAAGTCACGATATTTCGGAAGAGAATGGACAAAGCGCGATTGCGGACGCTTGCTGGCGCGGGATGAGTTCGCAGGAAGAGCCTTTATTTATTAACTGTACGACGCAGGGCTTCAACAGAGACTGTTACTTGGATCATCGGCTTGCTTATGCAAAAGGGGTCATTTCCGGAGAGATTGACGATATCCATTTTCTTCCCTTTCTTTTTGAGCAGGACTCAGAACATGAAATCTGGCAGGATATGAGTTCTTGGGAGAAGTCAAATCCTTCTATACGCTACGGAGTCAAAAAGATCGACAAGCTCCGGCGAGACGTGGAAGTTGCAAAGACCGATAAAGCGACTCGGATCAATTTGCTGACAAAGGATTTTAATATCCCGCAGTCTAACGCTCAGGTTTGGCTAATGTTGGAGGACTTTGATAGTTCCGCAAAATTCGACTTGGAGGATTTTCGCGGGGCGTTTTGTCTTGCTTCCGTGGATTTGTCGGCAACAACAGACTTGAGTAATATTCGCATACTCTTGATGAAGCCGGAGACTAAAACGAAGTATGTCCATACGATGTATTTTATTCCGGAGAGTAAATTGACGGACTCGGATGATCGGGCGGCAGGAGCGAAATACAGGGAATGGGCAAAGCAGGGATATTTGACGATCCACGAGGGGAATGAAATAAATATTTCTGCTATTGCAGATTGGCTTTTTGCTCTTTATAAGTCTTACGGGATAAAGCCGTATAAAATCGGCTATGATGAGCGATACGCCAAAACTTTTCTCGATAGGTGCTCGGAGTACGGATTCGATACGGAAATGCTTGCTCAGGGTCGAGCACTTTCGAATGCTATGAAATTGACGGAGGCAGAACTCAAGGGGCATTTTGTTATATATAACGACAATCCGATTGATAAATGGTGCCTCGGGAACTGCTGCTGTCAGATGGATAACGTAGGAAATATTCAGCCCGTCAAGGCAAGAGGGCAGAGGGCGAAAAGGATCGACGGCGCGGTCACAATGATTATGCTTTTCGAAATGCTTAGAAGATATCGAGCGGATTTCATGACGCTAATAGGAGGCTCTTAATATTGGAATGGTTTGACAAACTTTTTAGGCGTGCACCGAAGACGAGGAAACCCGCTCCGACTCTGGACGGAATGATTCCTATTTATAGTCAGTTTGGGACAGATATATACGCTTCTGATGTC